ATAAATTTATCACCGGCTTTACTAAAAAAACCTTTTTCCGTGTCACCTGTAGGAATTTGTACGTCTCTCCCGGTAACTCCACTCATAAATCGTTGACCAAAAGTTCCTTCTTTACCACTTAGTGCTCCTCGAACACCTGAAGTTGCGACTTGAAGAGCTAAATTTTTTGCTATGTCAGCAGGTTTTTTTCCTGCTAATCCTTGAATACCTGCACCTAGTGCTGCTTGACCTACCTTACTTGTAAGAAATCTACCAACACCACCACCCAATAAACTTCCTATTCCTGTGCCTGCTAATGCAGGAGCAGCAAAAGGTATTATAAAAGGTGCAATTGGAGCTACTGCTTTAGCAACACCTTTTACTGTATCTGCAACGTTATCAAAAAAATCACTAACAAGAGACCCTAAGCCAAATTCATTTAACTGTGGATACTCTTGTTGTTGCATTTTCCATTATCCTTGTTTAGGCGTAATCGCACCTGTAAATAATTTAGGCGCAATAACATTAACATCTCGTCTAATATTAGCATGATCTTCTGAATCATATTCGATACCTGTTCTTTGATTGGTGATAGTAGTTTCAACCTTACAGCTATAGACAGGGACTTGATTCCCTTCAATATCGTATTCATAGCGTAAGATGACCGGTTCATCTATAATCTTTGCCATATTATAGTTTTAACGAGGAAAAGCCAAGAAATCAAGGCTATTTAAATTACTTATAAGACTTCTTTTTCCAAGCTAATTTTTTGTAATTATCTACTATTTTAGAGAAATATGAAAGCTTACGTAAATATTCGCTTTTTTGATTTGGATCAGGAGAAACATTGGTCTTTATTTTCCATTCCTCTCTTTTAAAAGGAATGATCATTGCCATAGGACTACCTTGTTTTAAAAGAAAATTTCTTCTTGGATTAGCAGTCCAGTAAAAAGGAAGGTTTACAGGAAATTCGTATGAATCAGTATCGACTACACCAGTAATCAATTCAAAAGGAAGAGAATGATTGGATGGTGTAACAAACAAACAACTGTACCCACTGGGAGTTTTAATTTTCCATGAATTGTTAAATTTAAAAACTTTATCAAGAGTTCTTTTAGAACTCATCAATTCCTTTGTTATTTGTATACTATCGTGATCTTTCACGTCTATTAGCTCAGATAATTGAGAGGGTATAGAACCGTTTATAGAAAAGTAAATTGAGTTATTTTTTTCATCATAAATGTATTCAATATCTGTTTGAAAAGGAACAATGTACCCTGATGTCATTGCATCTAGAAAAGGTATGCATCTCTTAACTGTTGATTGAACACTATCTTTCTTAATATCAAGAGGCATTTTCTTGTAAGCCTCAGGGATAAATTGTAAAGAAGGCTTTGGTTCTGGAATATACCCCTTTAAGGGTGAAGAAAATTCTATTATCTTTTGCAATTTTATTGTTGTGCTTTAATCTCTAATACAGATACCTTGATGACCAAGTTATTGGCAGCACTCGAGGTTACTTTTAAAGCGTTTCCCTCTTCAAAAACAAATGTACCATTGATTATTTTAGTTGCTTGATGGGCCACCGATACGTTGTTTATCTCAAAATCAGTAGATCCGTCATTGTATGTGAGCACAGCGTCTAAGGTTCCTGAACCTGCTTGATTGTGTAAAACAATGGTTTTAGCAATAAACGTAGTCACTGGAGTAGGTGGTGTTGCAGCTACATTAGCCACAGGCACAGTAAATAAAGTATTGGCTCCTGTGTTTGCGGGATTTGCAGTAAAGGTTCTAAATCGATCGGACATTATTCGCTAACTCCTCCTATGGCAAAAAAGACAGCTCTTCTTGTTGCTTCTTCTTTTGTATCCTCTGTGTACTGAGTGTTCAACTGTTGTATCATTTCCTCAAGTTGTCTGATTAATTCAGCAGCTTGTTGAGGATCATACTCAGATCTAGGATCAGGAAATCTTTGTAAAGTTAATTTAGCCATGATTTAATATACATCAAAATTTGCAGAAAATATAATTCTTTGATTATCTTTATTAGGAGGTACTTCATGTGGAATACAGGATTGAAAAATTACAAATTTAGATGTCTCTGGAAAAACTGTTATGTTAGGCCCCTCTACAAAAGGATGTCCTGTATTATAAAAAATAGTAGGTGAAGAGTTTTCTCCTATCTGTAAATAAAATATCAATGAGTAGTTTTCTGGTAAAATTCCATGAGTATGTACTCCATGCCAATGATCTTTTTCATATGCTTGAAACCAAGAACTTTTTATAATGTATTTTTGTTTATTTAAAACTTTAGTGCTAAATATATCACAATATTGATTAACATGATTTTTTAATTCTAAAAAATCTGTATTGTCCAATATATTTAAATCATCAAAATATGTGGTTAAGTTCATTGATTTTCCAAAACTTAAGCTTTTTAAGTTCTCAACAGTTTTTACATTATCGAAGGATGAAGATAATTCATAAATAGTATTTTGAAAATGACTTCTTTTTATATCAATTGTTTGTTTCATAACTAAAGACTAATAATTTCCCATTGTTTACAAAAAGCAAAATTGAATGCTAAACTTATTCTTAAACTATTATTTTTATTAGGAGCTACTCGATGCAAAGTATGGTCTGGAAATAAAATTATATCTGAAAATTTAGGTGAAAACTGCATTGTATTTTTTACATTAAATTCAATATTTGAATTGTTTTCTGTAAGATAAATCACTCCTGATAAGGTGTTTAATATAGGATCTTCATGATCATGAAATTCTTGATAAAAGTCTTTCTCATAAATATTCACCCAGGAACTATGAATATATCCATCTGTAAAATATTTTTTCAAATGCAAATAATTGTTGATATGACTTAACACATGCATTTTTAATTCGTGTAAGTCTTTAATGTTTAAAATATTGTTTGTTAAACTGTAAGAAGTTCTGATCTTACAGTCCCATGTTTGATGAGTAAATTTTTCTTGGTGCTTACTGATAAACAGATGTGCTTTATCACAAATATTTTTATCTATTTGAGATCGATACAAATTTTCTTGAATCAAAGGCGTTAGCAATTTTATCTTCTGCCGTCTGGTTGTACATCAAACCTTTGTGTTCCTAGTCTCCAAGCAGTTCCTGTGGTATTAGAAACAACATTTACGGTAAATTCCCTTCCTCTTCCTCGTAAACTGACAAAATCAGTTGTATCTGTAAAAGTCGTAGTTTTTATGACACTGTTACTATTATTTGGATAATATTTAAATTCTAAATCCATATTTAAAACACCTGATTGATTTTGAATATCAGGTATGAGTTTCTGTACAAAAAGAATATCGTTTCCTTCACCTATTTCAACCGATCCAGATTTAACAAAAGCAGTCATGGCTTGTCCGTCTGCGTCATTACCTGTTTCATGTAAATAAGCTTGTGTTGCTCCATTTGTCAGTCCTAAAATTGTTTCATTATTAGCAGTGGCTGTTGCATTATATTCTGTTCCAATAGGATTGTCGTAGACCTCACGATCAATCCAAGTAGTTCTATCTAAGGTTCCTACCCACCAAGTTTGCTCTAAATAATTATAAGCGACAACCGCATTTATTTTACTAGAACCTTCTCTTGGATAAAACCAAAGAACCTCATTAAACTCACCATTGTGTCCTGCAAAAGCATTCTCTGCCGCTGTTTGATTAATATTATCAAAAACAAATTGTTCTACCGTGCATGGTAACTTTTTTACTGTACCATCAAACAGATAGAATGAGTCTTGTGACATCCAATAGCTCACACCATTTAAATCTATTCCTGCATGACTACCAATAATTCCACAGTTTTGACCTAATTGACGTAAACCAAAAGTAAAAGGAGGTCCTATAAACTGCATCGAGTGTAATGATGTGTCTGTCCAAACAAGTATCTGACCTCTAGAGCGTTCAGCTGCCATGATTCGTGATCCGTCAGCAATTCTTAAAGAACCCGCAGTATTCTCTGCTGTAGGTTGATAGGTGGTAATATTTTCTTGGTCAGAGAAACGAATAAGTAAATCATCTTGTGAACTAGGTGTTCCGATCGTGTTTTCTGTGCCCATAATAACTAAGTGTCTATCAGGAGTTGATATTAAACTTAATCTTGAAGACGTCGGTGCGTTAGCGACTGTGGATGCTCTTGTTGATACACCTGCTGAGGTATCCCATTGAAAAGTTCCCCCGTTTAAAACCGTAGCAATTAAATCTTCTCCAAAATTATCGAGGGACCATTGTCTTGCTTCTAATGTTACATTTGATGTTGATCTAGGTGTTCCCCATGTTGATATCCCATAAGTATCTGTACCCCAACCAAAAGCTGGAGTAGAAAATTCTGGACCAGGATTAATTTGGTAGTTAGCATTACCTGAACCCCCACCACCAGATGTTGATCCCGATGCAGTGCTAGTGTGCGTGACAACATAAGCAGAAGTGTTCACAACTTCAGTAACCTCAAACTCATTATTCATATCTAAACCATCTATCGCTGAGAAAGAGTCAAATGTCACAAAACTTCCTTGTACACAACCGTGTCCTGAGTCTGTGACTAAAACTGATGTGGTGGCGTTAGTGGTAAATGGGTCTGTAAGAGCTGTGGGCCCTCTTCGAATAGGAGTAATATCATAAGCCAACCCCTCTTCTAAAACATATAATTTTCTATCTGTGCCAATGGCATCATATCTTGTACCATCTAAAGCTACCCAAGCATGTTGATCACGAGCGACACCTACCAAAGTGGTAGAGATAAACTTCTCCCATCCTTTGATCTTTTGTGGCAATCCTTGAAAAAAGCGTACATTATCACCGTCTGTCCACTTGCCTTCGCCTGTGTAGTCGGTTACTTCTTTATTGATGCCTGGTGCTGGTCTAAAATTAACTAATGGCATGGCGTTAGTATACTAAAACATTCTAAAATTAAAAGCCATTGAAATTCTTTCATGATCCTCTCGATTACATCCTTTGACAGCATGAGGAATACTCCCAGAAAAGAATACTATTTGTTGATTTTTTGGAATGAAATTGTAGGTGTCTTGCTCAATAGTAGGTATCAAATGAGAAAATACCAAAGGACTTTGATCACAACATACTTTGTGATAATAAACAACTGACCATACTTGAGGAAAACCATGAATGTGAGGAAGATTATAATCAGTTCCTTTATTGATATTTAACCAAAAATTCCACAAATTTCCTTTCATGTTTATTGCTTCAAAACCTTCTTTTATTGAATCTAATAATTCTTCAAATCCAAAAGTAATATTATTACTATGAAACCCACCAACATTGCTTCTTTGTTTTCCTTTGTCAAATTCAATAATATGAGAAATATGTTTGTCTATGATAGATAAATCTCCTGTAAATGTTTTTACAAAAAAAGACTGTTTAAAAATTTCTTGTTCAATCATTTTTTTTTAAACCAGTAGTGTCTACATCTATATTAAAAGCTATAGATAGCCTATCTTCTTGAGATTTATTCTTAGACACTTTATGGAACACCATTGATGGAAACAATACCAACATATTATTTTCAGGAGTTATTGTATCATTGTTAAATTCTAAAAAATCAATTGTGGGTCTTGGCTCTGGAACATAGGTATAATAAACTCCAGACCAATGACCAGGCATATGATTATGATTTAAAGTAAAATCATCAGGCTTATGTCTCATTGCCCAAGAGTTTTTCATAGAATATTTATATCCTTCAATAGATTTTCCTCTTAAACGAAAAATACCATCAAGAGTATAAAATATATCATCAAAAAGTTTTGCACATTTTGAATCATCATTAAGTCTATTATATGTTGTCATATTCGCCTGTACGTTTGTGCTTTTATTCATTTCATCAGCAACGGTAATTTCGTCAACTAAAGAATTTAAAGCTACATGTTCTTCAGGGGGAAGAAAATTTTGAAAAGCGTATATAGTGTACAAACTATAGGGTGAAAACTGAATTATTTTTAATCTCATTTTACATTTCCTAAACTAATAACAATACGTGGGCAGAGAGGAATAGCTGCGTGTTCTATGTTTTTAGGTATGATTAATAAATCACCTGGTTGAAGAGGATAAGAGGAAAACTTTCCTAAGTCATGAGAATAAATATTATAGATAATGTTTCCATAAGTATTAATTAAAAGAACAGCCTCAGCATCAGTGTGATTAGGTGTTAATCCTTTTTTCATAATTGAAGCATATAAATGCATATTTATGTTGTTACTGTCTAAATTAAAACACTCGTTTAGTTGATTAATAATATCTTGACCCAATGAAGTTTTTTCAAAATTTTCTAATTTTAGCCTACCTTTTTCTTCAATGGTCACTGATTCTTCCATTTTATCAAACAACGAACTAAGAACATCAAAATTTAGTTGATGTTTAAAAGAACAAAAACTTTTTAAATGTTGAACCTCATTTAAGGTAAATTTTTTTTCTTTATAGTTTTGATTTATTTCAATCACTTTTTAGAGAACAAAGATCCTACATGACCTTTAAATGCACGATTACCAAAGTGAGTTAAGGGCATTGCTACATCAGCCCAAATTTCACCACCACACTCTTGCCATAATCTTGAAAAATAATAATCCTCTGATAAGTATCTTTTGGTTCCGGGTTTCGTTTCATAAGTACCCGCAGGAAATAGATCATAACAATTATCGGATTGAAAAGAATTACCATTAATAATTTGATCAGATTGATATTTACGTTCAGGAAACTTTTTCATCATGGTGCGAAAGACTTCTCTTTTCACTAGCATCATTCCTGTTGCAGCTTCATTTACTTTTGCAAAACCGTTTTCCATTTTAACATTTGTAGGATCATCAAAGTTTAAATTATACCCTAAAGATTTAACCTCTAGTTCATCTTCTTCAGCATTAGGATTTTCTTTTAAAGCCTGTTTTATTTTATCAAAATGAATATGCTTACGAGGATAAATGCCACAAGCCACATCTTTGTCTGCACACAAAAGTCTTTCAATATTCTGAGCGGTGAAACCAATATCAGAATCAATAAAAAGAAGATGAGTTGCTACATAATCTGTTTGATCCATCATCATAGAAACAATAGTATTTCTTGCACGTGTAATTAAACTTTCATTACCCATTGATTGTAAACGCATTCCTACCCCCCGAGCCATGGACCATTGTTGTAGTTGTAATAATCCATGCATCGTATTTTCTGTCAACATACCACCGTACATAGGCATTCCTAAAAATAATTTAAAATTCTTATCTTTTAGTTCTTCTGGTTTAATCATATTTTCTCCTTAAAATTTTTTGTATCCTATATTTGGTCTTTTATCATAAGCCCATTCAGGATGATAGGGTCCTTCTTCATCAATATAATGAAGAAAAGCTTGAGCACAATGATCTCCTTCAAATTTATTTCTCCAATGTACTAATTCTTCCCCCATGTAGACAATACCATCTCCTGGTTTTAAAGTAATTTCATTTATAAGCGTGTATCCATCATCCAAATTTTTATCTTTATTAAATTCTCCAAAACTAATAGGCCAAGGATCTCCACCAAAATTAATTGTTACTGAGTATTGACACGAAGGTCGATCAAAATGAGGTTTAAGTGTTTCACCCTTAGTATAGACCCTTACGTAAGAATAAGTGGGACATAATTTTTTTTGAGTTATTTGACTCAGTCTATTTGAAAGTAAAGCAGATAAAGTTTCTGTGTTTAAATCAGCATAACAATATCTAATAAAACCATCTTTTTGTTTTTGAAGACCATCAGAAAAATCAACATTAGTGCAAGATTTTAATACTAAATAATTATAGATAAAACCAGTTAACTCTTCACTTATTAACTGAGGAACATGTACATATTTATTTTTTTTAAAAAGTTCTATTGAGTCCATATTATTAAAACTTTCCTTTGTCCTTTTCTTACTCTCTCTACTTTATGTGGAAACATGAAATTAGAAGGAAAACATACTACATCGCCTTTATCTAATTTTACTCCTTTTTCTTGATTTGCAACAAAAAGTTCTCCACCCTCGTACTCGTCTTTTGAATTAAGACCTACCAGAATAGTAAGATTTCTTGGATTTAAACATGAATTGTCTACGTGATAAACATAATGTCCTTGCATTTCATCATCGTAATATAGAAATTGAAAATAATTTTTATCAGAGAAATAAAATTTAGAAACTTTTTCTCGATAAGCATCTTCTAATTGAGGAACAAATTTTTTTAATTCATTGAAAATTATTCTTTTTGAAATAGATGCCCCAATATCTTTTTCATCAAAACTAGTAACTTTAACAGATCGAATATGATTTTTTTCACCAACATCACCTACAGCTCCCTTACCCCAATGTTCAATATTGCTATAAATCTCTTCGTTAATAAGATTTATAAGGGGCGTACTTAAAGAATTTTTAATTAAAAGACTATAGTCGCTTATTTCTTTTTTTAAGTTAAGCACCTAAAATATTATTTTTTGCAGTGGTAGCAGCTGTTTGAGCAGATGTCTGTGCGTTAGCTACATCTTGAGAATATGTTTCTGAAGTTGAATCAAGATTAGCTAAAAGATTATCATAGGTTGTTTGATATGTTTCATCATATGTTTTTTCACCATTCCATCTTGTGATCATTGTGTTTGCCCAAGAAGGAATTGTGGAAGAGGTTATTGATTGATTATCGGCAGTTCCATCGAACTCTAACCAACCAGAATCAGTTGCGGGATAAAACTGTAATGCATGAATATTATCAGGAACTACATCCACACCAGATAAATTTAAATATCCTTTACCATCAATTATTACATCAGTTTCAGTGTCTCCTGAATACAGTTTTGGCCCATTATTTGGATTTGTTTGGCTGACATCAGCGTCATTAATAATAGTTAATCTATTATTTATTGTTACGTTGTTTATTGTTATTGGCATTTGTTTTAGTCCTTTTTACCTTTCTTTTTTTATCATTTTTTTTATTAGATAGCAACGCTATATCTTCGGTAACATCTTCCCCATTAGCGAGAGCATCTTGACTTGAGGATATATGTCCCCAAATACTACCTTCTTTTTTTTCATCTTTTTTCTTGTTTTGTTGATCCACTAAAGCGAGAGTGACCATATTTGCTTTGACCATCTCGTTTCGAAATGATTCTACAGCAGAACTTGTTTGAACTTGTTTTCCTGTGTTTTCTACTAATAATAAAGGAATCCAAGCAATAGAGCATCCCCATTCTTGAACATTTTGACCTGTTTGAGGATTTTTTCCTTGTAGCATGTTATACCAGATACACTGATGTTTAATGCACTTCTTATTTAAAAGAGGACATTTTCCGTCTGGATCGAATATTGGCATTTCTTAGGATATATTACTATTAATCTTTCGTACAAGCAATAACATTTGCAAATTTTAAATTCATATTACTTACTGATAAACTTGTGGTACAAGTAGCGTTACCTGAAAGAGAACCTGTCCCTGTAATTGAGTGAACGTGACCACCACCTCCACCAGTGGATCCACTTGTCTTACTTGCGGGCACAGTCACATCTCCACCTCTTGATCTTATCGTAGTAGGAGAAAATATACCTGGATGATTATGCACTGGTAATTCAGGTGTTGAAAGAGTATGACTTCCTAAAGATAATCCAGATCCATCTGCTGATGTATTAGCAACGTCATCAAAAAGTACGTCTCCGGAAGCAGTACTTTTAGAACCAGAAAAAACTGTTGAAAAATTATCAGCTCCACCAGTTCCACCACCCGTTCCTGTAACCACTCTTAAAGTGGTTGTGTTGATTGAAGCGTCTGTATTTTGTGTCCATCCACTCGGAGCAGACCCTTGAAAAAATAAAGCAGTTGTTCCAGAAGGAATACTAGATACACCCGTTAGAGAGGAACCATTACCAGAATATGTAGTGGCATTAACTGTTCCGTTTGATGCGGTAAAGACTGAACCATTGACAGTCATAGTATTTTTAATACTTAAATTACCTAGTGAATTTGCAAACAAGTCCACAACTGTATCTCCATTTTTACAGTAAAGAATAGTATGGGAGCCTTGAACTACTTGAACACTATTAGCTCCGTGACCTGTAGGAGCAATATTTACAGTGAAAGATCCTGATGTATTGTTAAAAATATAATAGTAATTTTCTACTGCTGGAATAAATACGTGAATACTGCCTGTCAATGTTCCTGTGAGTTCAATAACTTTGTTGGAAGCTTCTGCGGTTGGATCTGCATTATTAGTCGTCAATGTGACATTGGCTGAACCTGCAACATCTTTGGCTATGTAGCCAGCGGAAAAAGCGTCAATAGTTTGCAAATTAGTATTAGTATTATTGCCCCAAGTATTAGCGTTTGCTCCAGTTTCCTGAAGTTCTAATTTGTAACTATCTGAATAAGTGCTTGGCATATTTTAATCCTTTGTTGCTATTATACTATCTGCATGTTTTAAGTCCATAGAAGGAACGGAAGCAGAAATATTTGTTGATAAAGAACCACTTAGACTAACTCCACTTAATGGATGACTGTGGGCACCACCTCCACCAGTTTGACCTGTTGTTTGAAGGTTAATGGTTCTTGTTGTTCGAGTTGCGGGTCCACTTTGAGCTTGTTCAGCTATGTTAGCACCTCCCATTGGGTGAGTGTGACTTGCAATTTCTGGTGTACTTAAAGTGTGTGCTGCAGCAGATAAACCTCCCACTGCTAAATTTGATGTAGCTAAAGGAACACTAGATGCATCAGCCGTTTTTGAGCCAGTAAATGTAGAGGTAAAAGCATCAGCTCCTCCTGTGCCTCCCCCTGTACCAGTTACCACCTGTAAACAGCATTCTGATAAAGTGGAATTAGTATTTGTTGTGAATCCAGTGGGAGCACTTGTTTGAACAAACATTGCTTCTGTTCCAGAGGCAAACTCTCCAACTCCACTTAAACCTGCACCATTGCCTACTAAATTTGTTGCTGCAACAACACCATTAGCATTTAAAGTAATATTATCTCCAATTTTCAATTGATTTTTTACTGAGAGATTACCAAAAGAATTAGCGAATAAATCTACGATCGTGTCTCCTGTACAATATTGAATTGTGTGAGCACCTTGCGTAATGGCCACACCATTAGAACCATGTCCTGTTGGAGCCACTGTTAAAGTAAAAGATCCAGAAGTATTATTAAAAAATATGTAGTTATTTTCTACAGCTGGGACAAAAACATGAATGTCTCCTGTTAAAGTCCCTGTAAATTCAATGACTCTGTTAGAAGCTTCAGCGTTAGGATCAGCGTTATTACTTGTTAAAGTTACGTTAGCTGAACCTCCTACGTCTTTTGATAAGTAACCAGCATTAAAAGCATCTATCGTTTGTAAATTCGTATTAGTATTATTACCCCAAGTATTGGCATTAGCACCTGTTTCCATTAACTCTAGTTTTAATCTGTCTGAATATGTACTTGCCATTTTTAATCCTTACTGCAAACAATTACGTTTGCGTGTTTTATATCCATGTTTGGTACTGAAAGGGTTATAGAGTTAGCTGCAGTCGCTAAATTTCCTGTAAAGGTTACACTTCCCGATACAGGGTGAGAGTGTGCACCACCACCACCTGCTGGATTAACAGAAGGTCCTCCTTGTGAAACAATTCCTGAGCTACCAGGATCCTTACCATCATAAAATTCACTTTGCGTTTGAGCTGGGTGAGTATGATCTGGAAGTTGAGGAGTTGAAATAGATGTGTCCCCTGCTGCTCCCCCTGATCCTGTTAGAGGAGAAATATCAGGAACGATAGCAGAACCATCAGTGCTTTTTGAGGTAAACACTGATTGAAATTCATCATTGCCTCCTGTTCCTGCAGTTCCACTTGTGATTACTCTTAAAGTAGCATTTGCTAAAGTAGATGATGTGTTTTGAGTCCACCCTGTAGGTGCAGATGCGCCAAGAAAAACCATTTGTGTTCCTTGATCGATTGTAGTAACCCCATCTAATCCCGCACCATTACCAGTGAAAGATGTAGCACTAACCTCACCATTAGCTTCTACGGTAACAGTAGAATTTACATTTGCAGTTCCTTTAACACTGACTGTTCCTAAAGAGTTTGCAAATAAGTCAACAACAGTGTCTCCTGTGCAATATTGAATTGTATGTGAACCTTGTAAAATTTCGACTCCGTTTGCTGCGTGGCCAGTAGGAGCCACTGTTAGAGTAAAAGAACCTGATGTGTTGTTAAAAAAGATGTAATTGTTTTCTACTGCGGGAATAAAGACATTAATATTTCCAGTCAGTTCTCCTGTAAACTCAATAACTTTTTTTGCTGATTCAGTTGTTGGATCAGAGTTTCCTGTTGTTAAAGTGACGTTAGAGGAACCTGCCACAGACTTAGATAAATATCCTGCACCGAAGGCATCGACTGTTTGCAAATTGGTGTTAGTGTTATTTCCCCAAGTATTGGCGTTCGCCCCTGTCTCCATTAATTCCAGTTTAAGTCTATCTGAATAAGTTGATGCCATTTATGCTGCTACCTCTGTCCATGTGTTACTTGCTCCTGTGACTACATTAGCCCAAGGAGTTGATCTCATATTACCTAAAACTACGGATAATTCAACACCTGTTGGTTGTACTACTGCACCTGCTGTTGTATTGGCTGTGCCATCATCAAACTGCATTGATAGACCAGCAACTGTAATTGGAATGACTACATCACCAATATTGGTGCTGATTTCTTCGCCTGTTGGTAATGCGGCAGCGGGGGCTACTACAGTGCCTATATCAAACGTTGAGGTAACTGCTGTAGGATCAACTTGTGTAAATATTTCAATATTTACAGAACCAACATTCATATCCATGATATCTGCGGGAGCAGATGTTGTAACACTTCCGTCAGCAATAATTGTTGCTAGAGCTGCACTAGATTGAATATTGATACCAGTAACTGAAAGTATTTGATCGGTGGTTTGAGTTGTCGTACCTAAATTGGTTGACATCTCAATTCCTGTAGCATTAGCTACGATACCTGTTCCTGTAAAGACATCGAC